GACTTAGCCTTGTTGAAGATACCGTTGACTTCTACATAGAGAACTGATTCGTCAAACTTACCAGCAGTAAACTTCTGCAAGAAAGGAACTGGTAGCCAACGCTCCATGTATGCATCAGAAGTATCTGACGAAGACCATAGTTCGTTAGTTGAGAAGATTGGTGTAGCCCACGGTTTGAATGTGAAAGACATCTGCCCCTTACGCTCACCTTGGATTGGGTCATTACCTGTAATCTTCTTCAGCATTCCAGAGTTAGATAGGTGACGCTGGTGAATGTCTCCACAGATGTTTGCCAACTTACCGTACATAGCAACTGGTGCAAACTTGTCTGCTGATAGTGCTTGCAGGTCAAGTGAAGAATAGTTCTGTTCACCAATCATGTGTTCCATCAAACGCAGGTAGGTTGACTTACCATTACGACCTGAACCAACTAGCAATGGAATGATGTGCATTGGATTGCCAGACATCATCATGTATCCAAGTAGTTCTAGTGCAAGTTGCTCGTCACCTGGCAGGGTAGACGCTAACCACCTGTCAAAGTTAGGACAAGTAGCAGTAGGGTCATAAGACAAGTTCAACTGAACTGTGCTCATGTACTTCTGTTCGTGAGATAACAACTGTCCAGTCTTCCAGTTGTACATACCATTACGCAGATTGATTAGGTAAGCATCAGGCGTATCCTTGATTACCTTGCCACGAAGAGCAAGAGCAGACTTCAAGTGGTCAGCAACTAATGTTTCGTAGTTCTTCTGATACATGTCACCAAATGTGCTGGTCAATGTCTTGGTGTGAACATCTGGATTGTAAGTCCATACACCGTTTTCATAAGACCAGAACGCACCTGCTTGGTCAATCGCTGTGTTCTCTGCAAGGTCATTGGCAAAGGTACTAGCAAGGAATGCTTTCTTCTTACCGTTGATAGAGAAGTACTTGTTGATGTCATCTGGTGCAACTGCTTCAACTTCTGCTGTTCCAAACTTACGGATTGCTTCGTTCAAAGCATTCTCCCATTTGGTCTGGAACTCTGGAGTGTTGTACTTAGGACTTAGATACTGGCTCTTTGCCCACTCTAATGCTTGCCAAGAACCTGAAGAACCTTTAGCACCTTCACGAACTAGAGCGTATTGAGTAGTGAGCATAGTGTCATAGTCAATGTCTTTGCCCTGCATTACTAGCGACATCATGTCATTCAGTGCAACCTGTACACCGAAATCATAATCGCCTTGAGTAGTTGCCTTTAGGTTATCCATCCATACGCTTGGCTTACCAACGAACTCTGTTTCTGCTGACACTTCGTTGCGGATTGAGTTCTCCCAAATCCATTCTGGAGCATCAGGTAGTTCGTCAATCTCTTCTTGAGTTGGGATTGGTGCTTCATCTGGGAAGTGAAGATAGCCATTACCAACACGGTTATCTACACCAAGCAAACGGTGTCCGTTGTATGTAAGACCAGCACGAGCAGTCAAGTCTAAACTTAGTGCTTCTGCTGGAACCTTGAACCACAGGTGTTCTCCTTTACCACTTTCACTGGTGTAGCGAATGGTAGTTTCAGGAATCTCAAGACCTGCATTGTCAAGAGTTACATAGCCATTGTTATCTCCGTGAACATCTAGGTCAAGAAATACGAATGGTGTTTTGGATAGTCCAGATACAACTCCGATTAGTGGAACAGCACCTGGGCGGTTGTCATACCAGAAACCAGAGATGGCTTCAGGTGTAACAAAGGGATTGTTTTGTGAACGCATTGGTGATTTGCGTGTCTTCATCTCTCCATTGACCACAGTTGGTTCTGGGTACAAAGGAATGATTGCGATACCTAGAGCGTTTAGTGCTAGAGCACGGTCACGCATTGCTTGCATTGGAGTGGTCATTACTTAGACACCCCATTTACCTGCTTGATTGATGTGTAAGGGATGAATACTGGTTGCTTAGATGGTCCTGTTGTGAATCCACCAACTGTGTATTCTGCGTTTACTAGACAGATACCAACAAGGTCACAGAAATCTACTGCTCCGATGTAAGTTCCATCTTCTACTGCTACTGACACCTTAGTGCCTTCAGGAAATAGGTCCTGAATCTTTTTGTTTTGAATCATTTTTGATTCTCCTAACTTGAAATGAGGACTGTCTGACTGCTGTCAAACTTGGTCGTGGTTTAGATGTTTACTGCTTTGCCACCTTGGGCACTTATACATTCTATCATACCGCCAGAAGTTTATTTTGATGTCACTAACTGACGCTTCTTAGCCCAGTATCTACGGATGTTTTCTTCCCTAGTAACTGCTTCTAAGTGCTTATAGTTTACACAACGAGTGTTGCCACAAAGATGGTCAATGGTCAATCCTTCTGCGATTGGTCCAACCCATTCTTGGTATGCAACTCGGTGAGCGAATACGATTTTGTATTTGCCTTGTGCGTTCTTCTGATTGCTAGACATTTGAGGGTATGTAGTTCCTGGTCTGAAACTGCCCTGCCATACATAGCAACCTGTCTTAGTATCCCAAGTACTCATACGAAGGATACGCTCCTTCAATGGTGTAAGTGTTCTTGGCTTACGCTGTTTTGTTTCTTTGGTCATTTCTGAACCTCTTCCTGCCAGACCTTGGTCATTTATTTATAGTCTGACAATAACTATTATACATGCTTTTACGATTCTGTGTTGGAGTAATGTACATTTTCTAATAAATCTTACTGAAAATGAGCAAAACTCACAGCATTTACTCAGGTTTCTTGGCAAATCTACCATCAGCACCCTTGTTATAGCGAGGATGCTTCAGACTTCTAGGCTCAGAGACATAGTGAAACTTGTCAAATGAATCCCAAGATACGAAGACTTCTCTACAAAGGTCTTCAGGATAGAAAACAAAGCCACTCTCAGTGACGAAGAGAAGTGTTCCCCACTCAACACCCCTGTATCTTCCTTTGTAGATTACGCCTACATACCTGCCACCGTATTGGCGTGAGAGTTTCTGTGCTTGTTCAATGGATAGTGTGTTCATAGTATTTCCTAACTGGTCGTGCTCTCCTTAGTTCAATAATGACAGAGTAGAAAGGTCTTGTGTTGCTAAAGTCAAATCATTTATTTTATTTTCCTGTACAATAAGAAGTGGTGGTGCTTGCTCACTGTCCTCCTAGAGATGCCCTGATTGGTCCCAGGGAAAGTTCTCCGCTGTGCCCTCTGTTACTGCTGGCAGGGGGCATCAGTGTTTCTGGGGCATGGTAAACTGAGGGTATGGAAACTTATACAGTAGTTGGAACAAAACCAACAGCATCTACAACAGCAGTCGTTATTACAACTGGTCCTTTATTGCCTTGTCCTTGTCAGCCTGACGAGTCCTAGTTCTCTTTGGTCTAGGGTCGTGAGTTCCTGTCTTGAACTTGCCACTAATCTGATGTAGCCAAGCACGACCTGCTTTGGCTCTGGCTTTCTCATTCTTGTTCATCAAGTAAACCATCTGTAGTTTGAAACCAACCTATGTTCTTACAGTTGTCGCAAGTTGGTTCATCAAAAGTTATGTCATGCTCTTCACAGAAATAAACTATTGTTTCTTTTAGTTTGCGTGGTCTGAAATCAGTCATCGTCTTTTCCCCCATTCCCTACATCTGACCAATCAAACAAAGCCACACCAGAAAGTGCTTTGAGCAATCTCTCCAAAGCCCTATGCAATCTCTGGCTGGCGTTGTCTGTATTGATACTGTAGTATGTCGCTATCTGGTCATGTGTCATTTCATCTTGGTAGCGTAATACGATAATCTCTATGTCATCTTTTGGTAAACCGTACAGAGCAGACTCAACATCAGCGATGATAAGCAATGCCCTGCTATTGATTGGGTCTTCAACATCTGGAGTAGAGAACACAAACGGTAGCGTATTTTTTATAATCTCTAGCGTGTAAGAGTTGTTCTCATGTATGTCTCTACCAACCTTGATGGTCGTTTCTTTCTCGCAGTAGTGAGCAGCCTCACGCTTCAACGACTTGTATAACTTTGGACCAAGACTGCCTTCATCTCTCCAGCGTTGCAATGTAGTGGCATCTCGTTCAGCACACCATAATACAAGGTGGCTAACCAAGTCATCTCGTTCTACGAGTTTCCAACGAGAGGCGTAATACTTACCTACCTTCTCGCAGATTTCTATCTCTTCTAGTGTCAACATTTAGTTTCCTTTCAGGTAAGCCCAGACCTTTGGTTCTAGTTCTGGGTCACCTAAGAATCTCCATTCACCTTTGACTTTTTGCCAAGCGATTGGAGAGTTCTCAACGAAGACTGCGATGGTGGTTTCATTAGAGCGACCACCACCCCAGTACAGTCTGTCGTTTTTGATTTCTTCTACTATCAAGTTTTGTAGTTTCTCTGAACGGTAGAAGTAAATCAGTTCTGTATCCCGATTGATGTAAAAGACATCAGCCCCACGGATAAGAGGAGTAATACCTGGATTATAAGTGCCAGGGTTGCCGAACTTTTGGGTAGCCTTTGTGCCCATGCGTTCACGAATGTTGCAGTCATAAAGGTCAATCCCATAGCCACGAAGCCATTCGCTAGTAAGAGTATGCCCACCATTGTGCTTATCGCTACCTGTAAGATACTCACCAACTTCAATAAAGTTCTTGGCGTAGTTTCCAATGTTCTGGCTTTTTGTTTCAATGTATCTATTGCCATTTCTATAATCTCCTAGATTGATTTGTGTTGTAAGGTCTGTGATTTCTTCCACTTGCAGACCGTAGTGTTCCGTAAAGGATTTGAATACTTCCTTGGACTTGTGTTCTTTCCAAGCGTTCTCCCTGTATCCTTGGTTCCGTGTAATCCGATTAGTGCTCCTTTGCTCACCGCTATTCACTCTGCCCATCTACTTCGGGAGCAGGTTGCTCTGGCTCAGGTAGGTCAGGAACTTCTTCTCTAGTCAAGACACCATCTGCGATAGCACGATTAGTAATCTCGTCCTGATAAATGGCAAGACCTTCAGCGACATCATTCAAAGCCTGAATGTATCCCTTCTGCCATACCTTCTTTTCTTTTCTAGCCTTTGGGGGTAGGTTCTCAAACTCCATAGCAACCACTTGGTCGTATCTAGCCTTGAGTCCCTGTCCAATACCACCAATCATTGCGAAGGTCTGATTAGAAAGCATCAAAGACATTTCCTTCATGCTGATTACCTTTGCATCTGGGTCAAGGACTTCCTCTTCCGCTTTGATTTCTTCAACAAGTTCTTCAACTGTCTTCTCTTCCAAAGGAGTTTCTACTTGTTGCTCTTCTACTTTTTTCTTAGGCATTATTACCTCTTTCCGCTTCACGCTGTTTGCGTTTCGCTATTGATTTCTTTACTGCTTCCCTGTGTTTCTCAGGATTATTGTCACGCCACTTCTTTGCAATGGCATTGATACGAGCACGGTTATTCTTCACATACTCTTTGTGTCTTTCAATCTGTGCCTGTCTATAATCAGCATCTTCACGCCATCTCTTGGCAGAGTAGCAAGCGTAGCAAAGTGTCTTGCCTGTAGTAGTTGCTGCTTTCTCAGGATGATTGGCACAAACATAGCCTTGTGCTATAAGTTTGGCTTCGTATGTCTGTTGGTATTGTCTCTTTGTCATTAGATTTTCTCCTCTATGTGTTTCCGTAGTTGCTCTAGGGAAAGGTCGTGGGTATCCATGTACATCTTGTTGTAGGTAATAACTTCCTCAATCATTACCCAAGTATCTGGCAAGTCTGTCTCTGGAATACCCTCACAATCAACTCCCCTTTTGCTCCAGGTAGTGATAACAACATTGCCACGAATAACTACACGATTACCCATAAGACCTGTGGCTACTGGATTGAGGTCATCATCAACCATTGCAAACCACATACACTTATCTGGGCTAAACTCAAATCTTCCGAATGCTGTAGAAGACAACCACTCCATCAGATTGTGCATACCAACCTGCTGATTGTTATCATCTTGATTATCTATCCTCAGAGTATGTACTTCCATCTCTGGGTCAATAATGATTGCGTAAGTATTATTCATAGTTTCTCCTAACCCATACCCAAGGCAGCCCATCTATCACAGTTGGGTTATCGTGGACTACCTTGAGTTGGGAGTTCATTAGCCTACACGCCTTTCTAGACGGTATAAGCGTTCTTCTGTATGGTCAAGTTTCTTCTGCAACTTCATTGCGTAAAGCGTGGTAAGTAAGTTGGCAATAGATACCATAAGTACTGCGATTCCTGCTGTCATTAGTTGGTCCCTCCCTTCACCAAGTTCGTGATGTATTCCTTCGTCTCGGTGTCTATTTCGGGGTCGTTGTTGATAAGTTCAAGTGCTGAATCCTGTCCCATAGGAAGACCTCTAAGAATGCCTTGTTCAAAGACAGCCTGTAGCATCTCCTTCAGTTGTCCATAGGTTAGTACTTGCTCTTCATCATCACC